TATAGCCGCGGTATTAGTCATTGAACAAAACAAGCGCACTGTTTTATCCGAAGTTTGTTCTATTGATACCGTAGCGCCACTTTCTATGGCGCCTATTATCGCAACATTATTCATGAACTTAATTAAGAAATTCTTCCCTGGTCGCCAAATGTCAGGTTCTTTAGAAGATTTCATTATCACTCTAGCCAAGGCATTCTTAGTGTCCACTCTTACAAATGTCTCGAAGGTAATTGTTTTAAAAGGTGGTAACACGAATCTGTCGGGGATTTGCAATGCAACTTCAATTATTTCATCGTTTTTCAAAGTTGCAAATTCCGATGTCATAATATATTTTTTTGACTTAAAATCCATCGGCATAAATCCTGTAATAGATTTTTTTATCAGCTAATGTTGCATGAAAATAGTCTTGTAAGATCGGTGCAATAATTAGATGGTTATCTGTAATCTGGGCAAACAATGATTCATTAAGGGGTCGAATAAAAAATTGCTTAAAGTATGTATCATATCGTTCTTCCCATAATTCTACTTGAGGAATAAACCCTAGCCCATGACGATGCGTTGCTCGACCGTCACTAGGAACTGTGAAATGACCAGCTTGAAACAATTTAGAGTAATTAAAATCAGTATTAAAAATGAATTTGTTAGTAGATACGCTTGAAGTAGCAGTTAAAGCAGTTTCTATCGAAGCGTCGCTCGGTAAAAAACCATAAATTCGGTAATAGACTGGTACAGACGGTGAATTAGCAACCCAATCACGAAAATCAAATATAATCTTCTCATTGGTTGATTCGCAGGATAACCACTGACTATTAATAATATACGATCCTGGAAGAAAAAAATCACGTGAGTGGTTAAAATCAGAGTCAAACGACCAAGTCCCACTTATAAGCGGAGCGAAGCTCAATTCATGATTGAATTCATGAAACACTGCACTTTCGATCCCACCAATGCCATCACTTTGCTTCAAAAAACTCCCTTCTTTTAGATAAATCACTTTATCAATTGGGTAGTCACCGTTTAATAAAAAATTACGGGGATCGGTCATTATCGCTCCAGCTCATCAATTACATCAACACCGTCTTTGGTGTTATAAATACGCACTTTGCCATTTTTTGGATTTGCCCCAATTAGAATCTGGCGCACACCGTCGCTATCACTATAAATAAAACCCTGCGAATTAATCCTTGTTAGCACCTTGCCGTTCTTGCGGATCAGCATTTCGCCAGTATTTTGGTTTAGCTCGATATTGCCATTGAGAGTCGAAATCACTTTACTGCCTTCGAACTCAACATTTTTTTCGATGATCATGCTAATATATCCTCTCCGTCTAAGATTGACTTATTCAAAATAAAACTACTCACTACTGTATGCTTTTTGAGTTTCAGCCTCATTTTAATGACGTCATTACCACCTATCGCCAGCTCAATTCCAGTGATCATATGATCACCTAGGTTGTTGTAATCAACCGCTACTACATCGCCTAGTTGCAAGGCCGGATTCGGCAAGATCTCAACTTCTAACGTTGGCGCATATTCGCTATATTTTTTCAAAACATCGACCGCCAACAAGTCACAATTCCGATAATTACCGAAATAATTATTATCTTCAATAATCAAGGGCAAATCTCCATATTTATCGATCGAAGCTTGGTTTTTCGCTTCATACTCAATCACGTCAACGACTTTAGCTGGCTCACCCCATAGCTCGACATTAGTGACAGTTATTGGTGCATCATTTTGATTAGTGATGGTTAATTTATAAGAATCTTGCAATAATTCACCTTTTAAAACTACGCTATTATTGACCACTCGCCCATCTTGAAATTTAGCCTGCAACTTTGATTGATTTGCTCCGCCATTTAGCACGAGGTTGGTCATTGTATAAACAGGATCGTCAAGCTTCAGCCAAACCACTTTGCGACTATTTTGTTTAACTCGCCACTCATCATTAGCTAGATCATCATTAATCATCGAGAACACCGCTTGATTAGCTTGGACTTGACGCACTTCAGATTTAATTTTCACGCGATTAATTATCGCGCCAGTTTGTGAATTACTAATCTCAACTATCTTGCCTGCCGTTAATCGCATAACTGGCTGTTTGTCTAATACGCCACTGCGCGTAGTGAAACGCACAATTCCCTGCTCATCTAGCCACAGCGCCCCATTTTCAGCTTGCACTAACTTGCGAAGAATATTACCAGTATTCTCACCTTTTTTAAACAGCACAAACGGAATTAGGTTCTGGCCTCGGCTGAGTTGATATTGTTGACTAGTCATGCCATATTGCTCAAGAATTTTAGCGATAACCACATCGGTCGTTACATCGCGCATTTTCAGCGTCGCTCGTAAGTCTGTTTCAGCAATCTCACTCAGAAAGTCTAGCGCTGACCAATTAGCCGTTCCGGCTTCATCATATTGAGGTATTTTTTGCAACATACCCACAAACATCGGCACTTTTTCGTTATCAGTACCGACATATAGCCTTAATGGCCGTTTTGGCAAAATATACTGTGCTATTGGTGAATTACCACTATTGATTTGGACTGGGCTAAAACTAAAATAGCCATCAAGATTACTGAGAGTAATATCGGCAACACTAGCTTGCACATTGTATGGGAATTCGACACTGCGGTTGACTACCATCTCAATCAGCTTTTGACTAACATCTTGATAGTCATAAGCATCCCACAGTTGAGTTGGATTATTTTCTGCGGTCGCTAACAAATCATCACCGTCTAGCACTGACCGATCTAGTGTAAACCAATTTACTGCTTGACTGCGTTGTTTAGTGAATGATATTTTAGCCTGCGAAGCAACTTTAACCACACCGCCAGCAAACACTTGATGGAAAGCATCACTCACCACTTGCATTTAAGCGGCCTCCTCGAACACTACGTCAACATCGCTAGTTAGCCCATCGTTGCGCACGATTTTGCGTTCTGACAGCTCCATCACCACTACCATATCAATAATACCTAACTTCTCAATGGTTAGTTTGGGGTATGCTCCAGTCGTTAATTGCCTATCGTAAAACGCCCTTAATCTCAGACAATCATCATTAGCTAGATACGCCCAGCGATGCTTAATCACTCGCTTTTGATAACTCCAATAGGTTGAGATAGCGCCATTTTTAGTCACTAATTGGCGTTTATTAGTTCGTTTGCCGACTATCAACGGCACTTCTAATAAATCATATTCAACAACATCAGTTTCGTCGCTTAATTTAAGCTTGTATCCATTATCCATTGATCATCCTCTGTCGCTTAATTAATTCGTATTGATCAAAAATCTGTTCAGCCACCTTGCGTTGTTCGGCTTGGCTAGTGGCGAACACCCCCTGAATATTGATAGTGATATTATCGCCAGTCGTAGCTTGTTGCTCGCTCATTTGGCGCATTAAACTTGCCATCTTAGATTCAGGCACCACCCACTCATCTTCGCCACCGTCACCCGCTAAAATGACCGAACCACCGCCATGAGGCGTGACAATGCCACCTGTTGCCATCGCTGGAATGCGTGGAATTTGGAATTTATGCATCCTACTGAGGCTGACGCCTGGTATTTTGTTGATTAAATCAATCGCTCCATTAAGCATTCCGATAAAGAAGTTAATAGTGTTTTCGAACATGCCGAACATATTATTCAAAACCGAAATAATAGCATTACTGATTGCGATGCCGATCGACAACCCACCATCTTTGAATAAATCTTTAACTCTATCCCACAGTTCACCAAGTAGCTTGAAGAAGGCTTTATCGAGCGCCAAGCCAATCATCGGCACGGCCGTTACTAGCGCCATAAACAAAGTAACACCAGCATTTATCAGTTGCGCAATCGTATTCGGATCGAGCAAAAAAGCCAACACATTAGCGATAATAATCGGCAATGCATCACTTAAGGCGTTCAGAACCTCCGGCAAAGCATTGACAATCGCCATAAATAACTCCACTGATCCGTTAAGCAATAACGTTAACATAGCTGGCTCGGTCAACTTCTTAACTACTAGTAAAATTAAATCAGTCACTGCTCTGATTAACTGTGGTATGATTCTAATTAGTGCCTCGACAATAGTCGGTAGCGCTACTAACAATGCGTCAAATACTGTTTGAATCAGATTTGGCAATATTTCCACGACTTTAAGAGTCAGATCAATCGCCGCTGTCAATAATGGCGGAAACAATTCTTGAAACAATTTTGGTATTTCTGCGATAACCAACGGTGCTAGTTCACTGACTAATTTCACAATTCCCGATAAGGCCTGCTTGACTACTGGCAATAGATTTTTAGTTACATTACCTGCTGATTTAATTAATGCATCAATCGATTTATCGATATCATTGCCACTAGCTAATGACGTCATTAAATTTTGCCACGCCGCCTTGGTTGAATTTAAGCTTCCACTAATAGTCTCGCTAGCTTCTTTGGCGGTCGTGCCAGTGATATCCATTTTGTTTTGAATAACATGAATCGCTTGCACAATGTCACCAAAATTGCCAATACTATATTTAACACCGGATAATTTAGTAGCATCTTTAAGTAGTCGTTCCATCTCTTCTTTAGTACCACCATATCCCAGTTTGAGGTTGTCGAGCATAGTATAGTTTTGTTTGGCGAATCCCTGATAGGCAAACTGCAACGACTCCATGCTTGTACCCATTTTATTAGCGTTGTCTGACATATCAGTGATAGCGCGATTGGCGTATTCAGCCGCTTTTTTAGTATCACCATTTAGACCTTGTAGTAGCGATGCCGAAAAACTAGTAGCCGTTTCCATATACTGATTAGCAGATAACCCGGCAGTTTTATAAGCTTCGCTGGCATATTTCATCATCTGGTCGGATGATGATTTAAACAGTGTTTCAATACCACCGCTTAATTGTTCGTAATCAGCAAACCCCTTAACTGCTGCCACTCCCATATCACCAAGCGCCTTAATAGCTACGCCAGTGCCAGCCAAGAATGCCTTACCGATCGCTACTGCGCCACGTCCAGTTTTGCCAACAAAACCATCAACATGACGCTCTGCTACATTCAGACCTTTTTTTAGCGCCTCAACTTCAACGTCAATGATATATTGAATTTTGCCGACTTCAGACATTTATTTACTCCACTTTAGCGGCATCACGAAAAGGACGAATGCCTGCCTGAAACGCTTTATTTCCGTCTTTACTAGCCATAGCACTACCCGTCGCAATGAAGTTAGCACGCGATATTTCAGCCACTTTGTTATACCAAACTTTACGAGCCCCCTCTAACAAGACATACACCTCTTTTAGTTTAATTTTGTTCTCACGCACGTCACGTATCGCTTGCCAACCGTAGTAATAGCCGAATTCGCTCAACAGATAAACCTCTTGCGATATACGCATTTCACTACTACGTTGTTTTTGGCTACGTTCAAAACGCTTGAGGGCTTTTTCTTTGTCCTCTGGCCTCATTAGATCTAAGATATTCGGCATTACTGATTACTCCCAAAAACTCGCTCAAATAAGCGACGCACGCCCTCTACACTCAGTGTTTCAACTAAAGTTTGCGTGTTTTCTTGTGTCTTAGTGCCATCATCAATAGCTCGAGCATAGCATTTCAATAACTCTTGATTGATTATTTCTAACTCATCAAATTTATTATTCAGCTCATTAATTAAGCTAATCTTTTGAGCATTGTCCAATTGACCTTCGTTTTGAGTTTGCTCTTGCAATTCAACCATTGCCGTGTTGAGTTGCAATAACTTTCGTGTCGCTCGTTGAATGTCTAGCTGATCACCAGCTCCTAAACTACGCAGTGTATAGACTTTGCCGTCAATACGCACTACTTGAGTACGCTGACTTGGCGTCAGTTCATTTAAACTGATAATCATTTCATTAGTTTCAGTCGGTTGTTTCGACATTGGAGCCTCCTTGGCATTGATTTAATATTGTCTACAACTGTAATCGCCTATAGTCTGGCGTTTTAAGACCTTGCATTTTTTGTAATTTTATGCTATACTTTAGATATGAAATTCCACACCCCGAGTTTTTTCATTGGTGCAATGTTTGGCAGTAAAAAACGCCAACGGACCGCCATAGTGTTAGTCTTGGCCTATATGCTTGGCGCAATGGTTTATTTAATGTATGTCTTTGCTTATGGCTTGTTTTATGCCTTACCAGTTTTTCTCTATAACTGGTTTAAAACTCGGCGTGAAGTGATTGCCGATTATAAAATAAAAGCCAGTTCAGATAAATAAAACACTCCATGATTTATGGAGTGTTTTTAGTTTTAGCGTAATGTGCTTAAGGTGTAACTTCAACCGTTTTCTGATTCTCATAATCCCAGCGAGATGGTTTTTCAAGATCACCCGTACCAGCTCGCATATAGCCACGAGCAGTTGGTTGCATTTGAATAGTAGTTTCGATTTGTAGTGGCTCGTCAGTTGATAGAGTTGGGTCGAATTTCATCGGCACAATAGCTGAGAAGATGTGGATATCATTATCATCGGTTTTTTCTCCTTGCCGATGGATATTAACCGGTAACGGCACAGTGTTTACTACACTACCATTACCAAAGATCACATTTCCAGTTTTCTGCTTAGCGTTAGTTGGAGCATTATAAGCGCTCGCCCATAATGCTTTCAAAGCATCCATACTCGGCAAAAATATTGTCAATGTGAGTTCCGCGGTTTCAGCCTTACCGCTTGGCTGTTTGCGTACACCAGCTTGAGTTTTAGCTTCAAGCGTGCCGTCAGCGTAACTTGGTTTGATATCGCCTAATAACGAAGCTGGAATCAGCGCTTTGCCAATTGCCACTTCCCATTTACCAGCAACTAATACTCCTGTGTCTTCCATTTATTTCTCCTTTTTTAATAATTTATTATTCCGGTGAGCGAATAAATCACTCGCCCTTGGTTATCGAGACCAAGATTAGATATTGTTGATGGTGGCATCACTGCCACAAACTGATATTCTTGACCGCCTTCAACAGCCGGTAACTCATTAATATCGTTGTAAGCTGATCTCAAATACTGAGCTACAGCCTCTAGCTTTTTTAAGCTCTCCACATCATCATTACCGACACTGTATAGCTCATAGCGTTGTCGGCGTCGACGATTCTTTTCAATGCTATCGCCTAAGTTGACGATATACATTCCAGATTTGCCAACCGCCATCTTCTGCCAAAACAGATCGGTGCCGATTGTACCGAACCCCTTGCTTTCAAGGTGCTTGAGCAATGATAATGTTATCATTTTAAAAACCTCCTCACCCCACCCTCTTTTTTGACGCTAACACCAGCTCGCTCCAGATAACGTAAGGTCTGTGGATTCTTCCTATTTTCAAAATGGCGTTTTCTGGCATATCTAACACGACCACCACCAAACGATACTGCAACTTTACCACCTTGCGTACGTTCTACACGACCGCTATCGCGTAGCTCCCCAGTTAGCTTTGGTGCAAACATTCGTGCACGTTGCAAGATCAGATTGCCTGTCGCATCAATTGCATTAATGATATTCTGTCGCTCAACTTTCTCATAAGCTGTCATTCGACTAATTTTGCGTGCTCTAGCCGTTAACATAAGCCGTCCTTGTTAATGCTAACCTGTAATGTTCAATCTCACCGGTTTGATAGTCTTTGCCAACATCATAGCCAGAGATTTCATAGCTAACATCACCAATCTTAACACCATAGTCTAATAGATTATCTTTAGCATCCGCCGCTCGCATATATAGTATGGAATTTAGTTCAAATTCCTCGCCATAACCATTACGTCGCTTGCCAGTCCGCTCAATAAACACTCCAGTTTTTGCTTCACGCTTAGTAATTTTTCGCCTGCCAGGTTGATTGCTCAGTGTCAGAAGGTCGTATTTAATCAGTTTTAAATGATCAAAAATCATAAATAGTCCTTCCGCACCTAATACCACCTGTCCGTCCGACGTCTGACTTACCATATTTAGCAATTACCGCACTAAACCTAGCTACAAATTCAGTACGCGCATCGCTTCCTTCACGGAATGTGATATGAAATCCTTCAACGCTTTTGCTGGATACGCCTGTCTCCGACTGTCTCTCAAACAGCCCGATCAGTCCAGCCAGCATTTGTTTGATTTGAATTGGTGTGTCAGATTCGTATTCGTTGAGAATACCTCCCAGTAGATCGTTTAGTTCTGCGTTCGCCGCTTCAAGCAAAAGCTCAATATTATCTTTTTCAAATTGTGAAAGAGAGCGTCCGATGAACGCTGCAATTTCTTGTTCAGTAAGTTTAATCATCTTCTGCTCTCTTTCTTATTTTTAATTACTATTGAGCTTTCTTAATAGCTACAGCCGATTTGATTTGTGCCAATCCACCTCCAGCGTAAATTTCTTGTAAGTATTCTACTTTGTTGGCTTGCAGGGCAAAATTCTGGAATTGCTCGATTGTGTCATCGCCGACCGTCTCATAAGCACCGCCGACATACAGCACTACGTCGATCTCGTCATCTTTCATCCAGCTTGGAGTGATTATTTCTTTGATTTCATAAGCCTCAGCTACATTTGAACCAAGTGACAATACGAGATTACCGCCAGTGGTTTCGTTGAGGCGTAGTTCAGCCTTTTTCTTTCGACTCATGACTGCATAGATCTCACCCTCAGCTTCAATTTCAGCGACTGCATTAACCATTGAAACGTATAATTTTTCATCAGATTTTGGCGTATAAAGGCTTGCGAATGGTTTACTGTTGTCTTTAGCATCAGCTTTGATCGAGATGAAACTTTTAATCGCTTCATCACCTGTACGACCATCACCGAGAACGATAGCTCGTTCGATTTCAGTAATTACGCGTTTAGTTAGAGTAGTGACAACGTATTTAACTAACGCGCCAGTATCTTGATTTTCGCGAATATCTTCTTTGTTAAGCGTCAAGTATGCGTAGATATACTGACCACGCAATACACGATCAATCAAAGTAATGTCGATTTCTTTCTTGGTCTTACCCTTATCATGACCACGAGCACGACCGTCATCAGCGCCAGCTAAAGTATCGGCATCGACTCGACGCACGGTTAAACCAGTTTTAGTGACCGAGTTCCAAATTCGACTATTGTTACTGAGACCGTCAGTAATAGCCGTAATCAACGCACCAGGTAATAATACGTCTGGATTAGTAATACCTTTACTTTTAACGACTTCTGACCACGCTTTCTGAACCTCCGCCGCAGTTTTGCCAGCATTATCGATCAAGACGTTAGCGAAGTCAACCAACGCTTGTTTAGTTTTAAGATAGCTATTAGTTGATACTTGTTTTGTCTGATTTGGCACAGCTTTCTGGATACCATCAGCCGCGATTTGATTTTCAACTGCTCCCATTGTTTCTCCTTCTTGGGTTGTTGAGCTTTCGCTCTCGTTATTATTAACTTCGGGTTGATTATTTGTCGCCTCACCCGTTGGCGCATGTTCTATTGGAGTTTCAGGTTGCTCATGCTGAACTGCATCCTGATTCTCAACTGCACTACCGAAGTTGTCGGTTGATGCTGATTTATCTTTGTTCATATTTTCTCCTTTCAGAGACTTAACCGCGAGCAATCTCGCTTCTTTATTGCTACCACGAAACACTAGACTCACCTCAATAATTTCAGCATTTGAGATAGTCTCAGTCTCGAAGTTATAGTCATAATCAGCCATTGTGATGCTGAAGGCATTAGACAGGTGCCCTTCTTCGAGTAGCACCAGCATCTCCTGCGCGATTTCACGTTTAGAAATACCACACTCAAAGATCAGCTCGCCGTTTTCATAATAAGCACTTCTAACCGAGCCAATGACATCACGCACATCAAGTGAATGATTGAGCATTAGTGGAATATCGACAATTTCCGATACTCCCTCGGCTGGAATTGTGCCTACAACAATCTCGCCACCAGCTTTAAGTGGCAAACGCAAGCTATCAACTCGCACCTCTTCATTATGACGATCTTTATTAATACTCGTAGCAACAAATCTGACACGGCGCTCACCATTATCGCCAGCTTCAATAGTCGAAACTTTAGATTTAATGGCCAGCACTGCTTTTTTGATTTCTTTTGCCATATTCCCACCATAACCGCCTTTAGTCTGGCAATACAAAATATCACTACCGTTACCGATAGTGATATCACATATTATTCAAAATCTAGTAATCGCGCCAACCGCCGTGTCCATAGCAGGGGTTAGACTTGCCTTTAGCTGATGGATTGCCAGTTACGGCTTTGCCATCCATACAATGGCCACTAACTATATTTGTAACGCCACTATTCGGTGAGTGTATGGCATTATTATTAGATGAGCTTGAGTTAGAATTGCTTGAAACATTTGTTGATGATTTTGGCGTTGACTGCGCTGATGATGCTGACGGTGCAGACACTTGTGGTTCTGGAGTTGGCTCAACATACGTCCCAATAGCAACTTTTTCCGTTATCGGTTGCTTGATGATCTGTTCAGATTTTAACTCACGAGATAGCTCAGAGTTTCCTCGATGACGCACCTCATAAATCATTATTTTTTCACCAGGCGCACCTTTGACCAGAACCTTCTTCTGACCTTTAGGTAAGGTGTTATCGTTTATTCGTTCAGTTGTATACTGAATTACTTGTCGCACTTCATCGCTACGTGTTTTTACTCCTATATTACTAGCAACAGCAGTAATAACTATCAGCCCTAGAAAACCCAAGATAGATATTTTTAAAGCCTTTAGTAACTTTCCCATATTCATACTAACCTTTCCAAAGATTATTAAGTCAGCTTGATTATATCAAAAAACACCCCAAAAGTAAAAGTAGCACCTAGTGATACCCCCGTTTTCCGTCGGCAGATTTATTGAGCTAAGCTCGCACTGCTCACGTGGGTGCTTGATGCTACTTTTATGCTCAGATTTTACCAAAAAGCTTATTTTTTGTCAAGTCGTATTAGGTTGAACAACCCCCTATCATCAACTACCCATAATTGCTCTAGTTGGTTATCTGGGTTACGTTTATTATATTCTCGTATCTGATACAAGAATTTATCTTTCAACTGATGTTCAGAATGGATAATGAAATTCTTTTTACCTTGTTTGACTGCATCGCGTATATATTTCGCTACCGTCTTATATCTTGGATTGCTTGTTTTTAAAGCTTTTAGCTCAATCTCGCTTCCTTGGTCATGCCATACAAAATCGTTAGTTGGCTTAGCTTTCACGGCCGTAGCTGGATTACCTGAGTCTTTCGGAATACGCTCAATCGTTTGTCCGAGTCGCATAAAATCATCAACAAATTTCTGTTCATTTGGGTCAATATTGTCATTTTTCGACTCAGATCGGATATACTTACCAGGTTGTTTTACATCATTATAACCAAGTATTGGTTTAAACTTTTCTTTTAGCAGGATTTTCTCGACAATAAAACGCTCTTTGCAGCTACAATTTGGATGTAAGCTAGCGGTATTGATATCCATGTAATTATTAACAAATAACTCTTCATCTTGCTTGCTTTTACTGATTGCCGCTCCAGCCTTGAGATAACTTTGTGTGACATTAACACGCTTACCGTTCATTTTTTTGCACCAATCACAAGGATTATCGCTTACGGTATACCACTCTTTAGTAATACGCACCCTAGCACCGTTTTGCACTTGAATCATCGCATCAACACCAGCAATTCCACGCGCTCGATGAACTTCAGTTCGAGCAAAGCGTTGAATTCGCCAGCGATCAGTATTTACTAATTCACGCATTGCCTCTTTAAGCATTTCTTTATCCCAGTTGTTCTTTTTAGCCATTTCCATCAATCGCTTAATCGACTGATCAGTCCCTTGGTTAAATTGTTTTAGTGATTCAATAGCATGCTTATGATATTGACGCTTAAGCTTGTCGCTAATAACGTATCCAGCCAGCTTTGATACATCAAACCCTGCGCTGATTAACAAACTCACACCAACAGCAAATTGACCGATGCCATAAGCCAACAACATTCCCGTCAGAATAGATTCTAACTGACCGCTTAATTCTTTATTCGGTTTATTTGATGCTTTTTGCGATGTAAGCACTCGTTCAACTTTGTCATTTATAAGTTTTTCTAGAATTTGCTCAATTCGTCTCTCTTCAATTGAGTCAGTGCTTTTTATTTTCGTATCGACTTTTAAACAGTGTCCTCCATGAGCTTGTTGCTTCTGACACGATGCACAATTACATAATTGAATAGTCGATTTACTCTTTTTAAGCGACAAAGCGTCTGGAGCTGATGATACCTCGTCACCTTCATCAACTTCTGGTTTATCGTTGACGATTACCGGCTTGGTATTGCTAATTTTTAATAATTTATAACTGTTACTCAGATTTAGAGCGTCAACTACACTATCAAGCGAGTAACCAACATTAGTTAGTTTAGTGATCATTTCGACTTCAAGATTTTTCGTTTCAATCGCTAATTTTTCCTCTTCGGCCACGCCTGGGATATCTAAATCAAAAGTAATAGCATAGCCAAGTCCGCCTGTGATGCGGTTTAATTCGTGTGTGAAACGTGTCCAGATTTTTAACGCTAGTGGTTTAATAGTATATTTGACAAAAATCTGCTCATCAACTCGTACTGAAGCATAGGTATTATTATCATTTACTCCGCGAATGCTAGCTGGCACGCCATAAATTGAGTCAATCTTTTTGTTGGCTTGGTCAAAAAGCTCATCTAGATGCAAATCACGGTTATTTTGTGCAAACGGGATCCACTGAATTTGTGCATCAACCGCTTTGCCAGTTGCTGTATCGATCGGACGATGAGTATAGACCACGTTATTATTACGCCCAGCTCCACGATGTGATAGCTCAAGCTTATCGACGATCTTATTAAATTCGTCAGCATTAACCGCTGTGACAATAAATTGTCCGGCCGGCACCGCTCCATTTTCAAATAATCCCGCTTCATAAGCAGCAATGTAGTCGTCTAAGCATGCCCACTTCTGCGCCGCATTGCTCGGGCTGTAGCCACTGTCAAGATTATATGGATCAAGTCCACTGTAAATTTCCAATACCTCTTTGTCGCTGTATTCGTCTGTGCCAACTTGATAGCTTTTCTTCCCGCCAATAATACGCTCTGACACGCCCTCAAGAAAAGTAAACCCAGCAATATTATCAGGTGTGATATAGCCACCAGGTTGCGCCTCACCGTTCTCTTCACGCCAAACCAGCACATATACTTTTCGATGCACTAGTACCATCAGTGCCAACGCTTCACGGAAGTCCATGCTACTCATTTGCTGGTTTGGGTGGTAGAGCTTATTGACGACACGCACGTCCCGCAACGGTTTACCATTAGCATCAATAGCATATGGTCGAATAGTAGCGAACTCGTTTATGATGCGCGAAATTGATGGATAGGTATTGTCATAGGTTAAGCCTTTATAAAAAGCGTGCGTACGACTCAGTGCATGAACGCCTGAATTATAACTGAAACCATCAAAAGCCTTACGTTTGTTTTTAAAATTAAATACTTTCTTCAGATTCTCAAACATACCTCCACCATAACCACCTTTAGTCTGGCGAGACTAGCTAGACTACCTCACACCACCGTAACTAATGGGTTGAGGTTTAGGTGGCGTGTAATAGCATAGAATTGTCGCATCGGCAATATCTGGCGACCGATAGCCACGCTTTTTGTAATCGTCTTTAGATTCAACCGCTCGTCGCCCTCGACTATCCATTTTCCACTCGCGTGTTGATAGTTCTGATAGCAACTCATCATTATTCAACAATGAAATCTGATCGATAATGCTTGCTAAATAAAACCATGCTTCACTGATTAGATTCGGATAGCGATCGCTATTATGAGCTGATGATCCGAAATTAATAGCCATGATATTATAGCCTCGTGCTATCATCTGATCGGTTACGCCACCCCCAACGCCAGTGTCGTCGATTTTGATTAGGACATCTTTGTCCTGATCAACAAAACTTTCTAATAAATCGCACAACTCATTAGTGCGCTTATGCTGATAACTCACTTGCTTGATCTCGCATAAACCTTTGCGCATCTTGAAAACCGACCTATCTTGACCCAGGCGCGCTACGTCAACTCCAACCTCTATCGCTCCATCATCCCCCACTTTACGCTCCATCGCTGCCAAGACCTGTGTCACTGATATAATATTGCACTCAGTTTGACTCACTGCCTTGCCAAGATAATCATGAGCATAGTCTTCTGGCGTATTGAGACGTGACTGTTCAATTTCATATAATATCTCATCAGAAAGCCAACCATTTTTCTGCGCTACTCGATAATCAGTGAAAATATGCAATACATCTTTGCGTGGTATTTTAGGCAAAAATGCTTTAATTACTGGATCGAAATCCGTTAGGCGATTCATTGACCAGATAATCTTTGACCCCGGCTTACGGATTGTTGGTACTAAAATGCGTACTGACTTATTCGTGATAACCTGTGCCTCATCGACCCACGCCAAATCAACACCTTCAAGCGACTTAATAGTTGTCTCAATATTACGATCAAGCCCTTTAAATATAAACACCGATCCGGTTACAGTGTTGACGATCCGGTCATTCGTCCATTTAAACTCATTGAACCCATACCGCTCTATTAAATCAATCAACAACTGATACGATGAATCACCGATATTATTCTGGAATTGGCGCAAACAAGCAATGCGTAGTTTTTCCCTGCGCGCCCGCAAAAGACAATATCGTGCGATTGTGTGTGATTTCAGACTATAACGCCCACCTTCAACCACCGCATGACGCCACCAATTGTCAAATAACGGCCTATACTCGACCGCAATTTTGACTTTATTTTTTGTTATCAGCACCATCGACAAACTCCACGAGCGCTACGGGTGCTATTTTCTCGCCACCGCTGGTATGATCGACTGATTCTTTCGGCTTGCCGTATACTTGGTCCATCATCTCTTTGAAATCGCGCCACTCACCAGTCAATATGCACAATGCTAGTTTTCGCTCAAACTCAGGTGCTTGAGTATTGTTTCTGATGGCTCTCAGCTCGTCCTTACTCAGCTCCATCATTCGCTCTAACTTAAATCGAGCTGTATCTTCTTTTTTCCAAGCCCCATTATGGCGTTTATTGCCATTCGGCTGGCCAAATTGACGCTCTCGAGGTGGTTTTTTGTAGCCCACCTTGACACTTCCCTGCTTTGTGGGATTCTTTTTGCGCTTCATAGCCCAAGCTCCTTTAAAATTGCATCTTTTTGGTTTTGCCAGTAAACCGCATCAGTGCGATCACTTTCTGATCGATTTCGACCGTGCGCAGGCAAAATCTTAATCTTTTTATCACCAAAATCACCAAGTTGATGCACCTTGCTAATTGTTATGTCGTATATATCAGCCAATCGATTAATATACTCTAGAGTTATGTGGCGATTTTGTTTTAGACTCTCTGAAAATGGCCGGAAATTTTTACTGTAGAACATTCGCTTGCGCATAAACCAACGCTCGTACGCAATTAATCCCCATTTACTCTTTACATAAATCGTCCTAGCATCATAGAACACTAGAATTAAATCATTCACTTTACGAATCGATATTGTGTCACAAATTTTTGGCATATATTCTCCTTTACGTTTAGGAGAGTGCGTTTTTTGACATAAGAAAAAGGCGCTCCTCTCAGAGAGAAGAACGCCCCACAGTGTGTTTATTATAGCATAAACACGATGATTTTACCAGCGCTAGTCGATATCAATGTAGATTTCGCACCTTGGGTTATCAGCGTCAACGCCACCGTATTGCAAGTCGATACAATCGACATATTTGAAGCTATCATCGGCGATCACTTGAGCCTTAACGAGCGCGTCCATAATACTGTTGGCAGCATTATCTAAATCTCGCCTAATTCTATCTGCCCAAAAAACAATTATAGTAATTGATATTGGCTGAGTGGGTATTTGATATCTATTTGGCAATTGCTCAATCAGCTGCATTATGGCTCGTTTTTGCCAATCCTTGACTGGTTTTTCAGTAACTAAGCTCGGTCGTTTCATCCCACGCTTCCAAACAATCTTTTTTCTGTTTTTCTGTGCTGGCGTATTGCCTGAAACTATCAATTTCATTATACCTCCACTTCCTGACAAAAATAGTCAATCACTTCTTGGTATATTTTCATTGCCGTCGTGTCTTTTTCGAGTGCGATCATCCGGTAATTATTAATGCCAATCACAATCCGCTCAATCACCTTAGAATTAGGCACGATGCCGTATTTTTGACGACAGAATCTAACGACATCATCGGTTGTGACCTCAATGAGATGGAGTTGGGGAAACTTAGTCATCGATTAGCCTTTAATATATTTTTCTTCCAAAAACTTAATTGCTTCTTGTGGCGTGCCATAAAACAACCTTGGGTTGCCTTTTGCTTGGATAAATATAATCACTAAAAATATAAATAGCACATCAATAACAGTCGCCCCTGACAATACTTTGTGATTAAAATACATCAAGCTTGCGAACATAATGAATGTGACAATATCTTTAATAATTGATTCCAGCACCCTTTCGTGCAGAATAATAATTATCTTTTTACTCATTTACTTCCTCCTTTACAAATCCACGAGTGAGACTGCCCATTTCGTCAATTTCTGATTGAGTGAATGTATTTTGGTAATCTTTCCAAAATCCACTTAAATATGGTAGTGACAAACAATAATAATCACCCTTTCTAGTAAGATATCTATAATCTCCATCAAAAATATAAATGTTATCGTCAATATCTAATCTTAATCGATACCTTTTCTCGAGCTCGCGCTCATCCAAGGGCGTTCGAGCATAGCGGTCGAGCAAGTTGCAAAGTTGATTTTGCGTATCAGCATTGATTTCACGAAAAGAATCCCAAACAGTATCAAATGCATACATTTCATTTATTCTAATGGATGCTACCTTACGATTAAGATCGTCTTTGACCAGTACAATACTCTCAGTAGATTCAAGTTCAAATCCTAATTTTACAATTTCTTGTTCAAGTTGTTGTGTAGTTATATAATCCATGATTTCCCTTCTTTCAATAATAACTATTTGATATTATTTTTAGTTTGTTCTTGATTCATTTCTCAATTCCGAAATGCAAGAAATATTCTTGTTTAAGCTCCTCCATAGCTCGTTCGGCATCCTTCCGTGTTTGATAAAATACGATTTGACCGATAGTGTTATACGAAACAGTGTTACCTACGTCCAAGTATTTCGCAAAATGATTAAGATAAACGAAAAACTTTTCCTGGTTTCTGTCGTTCCAATCTGGAACGAAATCTGAACTTCGCTTGATTTTAGTGCGGGCAATCTGGACTTTTTTGGCGTGTTCAGCGTCTTTCTCTGTGCGGTAACAGTTGCCAATTTCATATCTGGCGTTGTCTATACAACCACCGTCCCAAAAGTCAAAATCAACCTGCCCAAAGGTATTAACAAGCCAATATTTATCAGTAGTTCTTGGTCTCCACTCCATCTCCTCTATTTCTTCGAACCAATCGGTTAGAATGTTTGGAAACTTCTCGAGCGTTTTATGAGAATAAGCTTTGATTCCGTTGTTGCTATCGTCATAAAACAAGTCACCACGCTCAGATATATAGAATATATTACCAGCTTTAAATGTTGGTAAATCTTTAATAAGCTTATATCGTTTCATTTTCTTTCTTCTTATCTTTCTTTAATTCTAAATATAATCTTTCAATAAAGTTAAAATTGATTTTATCGCCAAATCCTGCGACTTTTTGATAAATTTCTTCCTCGCTAGGTGAATTAGCACAGCCTAGGTAAACTTTTAGTCCTGAATAGTCGTCATCAACCACTACTAGTGCCGATTGAACACCTGTTGGGTATTCAGCACTACCTAGAATCGATAAATCGTGTCTGATGTTGTATTTCAAAATCTACCTCTTTTTTCTATGTTAGTTAAGACCAAAGAAGCTACATAGCCCTGTTCAATCCATAACTCAAGTAATGCAAACGCTACTATTAACATCAACGCAACCCCTTCAATATGAATATCGAAAGACAACTCTACGATTTTAGTTGCTATAATCAAAAACATATTAGTTCAAAATCTCCTTTTCTTTACCCCTATGTCCTGGTTCGAAGTCTATATAATGTCGCCATAAAATATCTTGCCATTTGTCATAGACCTCTCGACTTGCAATAAACATATCGCCAGTTTCTGTATCTATTCGTAAATCACCATCTGCCACCATTTGGTTGAGTTCCAAGATTTCTTCGGGTGATATCTTATCGATATTCACATTGATTTTCATCGGTGTGAACGAGTTCTTAAGCAAGTGGTCTAAATAAACTATTAGTTTTGGTGTCATTTTATTCTCCTTTCTTTAACTTCTCTTAACCCCGACAGACGGCTCGCAGATGATACCGCCTGCCAGGTTGCTACTAGAGTTTAGTTTTTAATGTGTAAACCATTTTGCCTATGTGAGCAAATAGGTTTCTAATAATCTTCTGGCTGCTGCTCATCGTCGTGAGCCATTTAACCACTCAATTTACCGTTGCCAAGACTGGAAAATGATCGAAACCAGTCAGCGTTGGGCACCAGGATTTTAAAATGGAATATCCGATAAATCTATCTCATCTTGCTCTGGCAAAGTTCCGACTGTTGACTCAACAGTCCGCTTTTGAGCCAGCGTCGGCTTGGCCGCAATGGTTGATTTAGTATCATCGCCATCATTATTCTTGTTACTCAGAAGTTGAAATTGATCAATCACAATTTCCGTTATTTTTCGCTTGATGTTATCGCGCTCCCAGACTCTGGTTTGTAGTCGACCAGTGATGCCGATCTGCTTACCTTTTGAAGTGTATTGTTTTAAGATTTCAGCTGCCTTGCCCCAGGCGACGCAATCGATGAAGTTAGCGTCAGAGTCCTTGTTATAGCCATCGACGGCTAGAGTAAACGAGGTAACTGTTTTGCCACTTTCAGTCGTTTTTAGCTCGATGTCGCGAACTAGACGACCGATAAGCGTTACTGAGTTAATTGATGCCATTTAGAACCCCTTTTCTTCACGAATTTCAACACCTGGAATGTCTCGCACGCCAGCATTGACTGCTTCGCGGATTAGTTTATCGCTTGGCTCGCATAATGAGCGTGGAACTAGCTCTGGATTAATTACGGTAAAAACTAGCTTTGTTTTAACACCAGTCTTAACTACTGGTTGAGTAACCGTCACCGATTTAGCCGCCTCAGCTTCGGCTGCCATTTGTTCACGCTTTCGCTGAGCGGCAGCGATCGCTTTTTCAGCTTCATCGCGCTCAGCTGTGCTAATTTCATCTTTGCGAGTCAGCAGAGCGTTAATGGCAGTGGTAAAAGCTAATTTAATTTGAGCATTTTTCTGATCGTCTTCAGATAATTCTGAGAATATTTGCTTCAGCTCAGCACCGCGCTCATCACAAGCTTTCAGTGTGCGGTAAGAGTTCGCGTTAGTTTTAAACTTTGCTTCGATATTAGCAATCCGAGCCGCTTCCTCGCGAGCAATTCGTTCTTGTTCCTCTTGGTAAGCCAAGATTTTCTCGCCAATATTTTTCAGAGCTCGTTCAGCTGGCTCAAGTGCGTCATTTTCAGCCGCGATAAACTGAGTTTTGACCTTATCGAAATTGCGAGTGATTTCTAATCTTGCATTCTTAACTTTAGTGCGATGAGCAGTGATAGCCTTACGGATAGCAACAGCTTCTTTAGCTGTTTGCTCATCGGTGATATTGTGACTTTCAGCCCAACTCAACAACTCTTGCGAGTGTAGTTTAAATGGTGAGATAGTAGCGACTTGTGAGTCAATGTATTGTTGTAGATTATTTGATGTCATGTTCGTTCTCCTTTTATTTAGCTTTACGATCTTCTTCGGATTCACCGAGTGTTGCATTAGTCATTTCGACTTTTGAATTTGGCACAGCTGGCTTAGTGGCGGCTGCAATTTGTTCTTTAGTAGCTAAGATTGGCACTGGATCGATCCAAGAATATTCAGCGTCACCACGCACGCCATCAACGATTTTGGTAAAGTTTGGTTCGATGTAGCGACCGAGCCGACCGGTGCGATCTTTGGCGACATATTTGTCGCTAGCTGGATCGACAATGATTAATCGCTTAGTTTCGCCGGTTTCGTTATCGTTAGCAGTAGTCATATAGCCAACGATATCGACTAAATTGACTAGCTCTTCAGATAAGCGAGTGGCAATCATCGGGCGTTTAATCATTCGCCCCTCGTCGTCTTTTTCTTGCACATGCGCCACGATCACAATGTGTTTACCACTGTCACGCATAGTTTTTAAGAAATTACGCATAGTTGACTTCAACCAGCCCCAGCCAGCCATAGTTGGATTGCCATCGCGCTGCACAAACTTACTGTCAGCTTTATTCCGCATATAAGCGATAAGTTTTTCCATCAGTTCGCCAATCGGGTCGATGACAACCGTGTCATATTTATCAGTTAGAGCAATTTCCATGAACTCTTGCATATCGTCCCATTTTTCGATTAAAGCAACATCTGATTCAATGCCACGCAGACCGAAATATTTACTTCCATTTTCACAATCAGCAATAATTGGTCGTGGTGCCGTTGCGGCAAAAGTGGTTTTTCCTACACCACCTTCACCGTAAACTACCATTAAGATTGAGGGTTTTTCGGTCGGTTCTAAACTATTGAAAACTTTCATTTTTATCTCCTTTTCTATAAGCTATAATCACCTAGCTCCAACACTTCTTCGATGAGGAAGTTAGGTTCTTTATTTCCAAATTTAACGATTTCATCAATACACTGTCGCAACTTGTGTTCACCAGCTTCGACAAAATCGATGCCAGCTACCATGAATTGCACACGATAAGGCGCAACTGATTCCACCACACAGTAAACAAACTTGGTAAACGCTGGATTAATATTGGCACTTGATGAAGCGATCAATGTGTAATTAGCTGCTTGCAAATCGTAGTGCATCCATTGAGCAGTGCGAAAGAAAGTGTCAAACTTAGCTGTTGTTTTAATATCTGTGACAATTACTGAGTCTTCATTAAGAATAAACACATCAGCCTTGCCCTTGAGCGCGACGCCATCGGCTGTTGTCGCGAACATTTCGTGTTCATGAGTAGCGTTTTTAGCAAAAATATAGCGCTTTGACATCGGATGATTCTCTACATTAGCAACCATTTTGCACACAGCGTCAAACATTTCTTGAGTAATGATGTATTTGCCGGCATTTTTCTGTTCGTCACGCCAAGCTTTAGCTTCTTTAGTTCTAAAATCTTTAAAATAACTAATAGCGAATTGATCTTCACCGCCCAGTAGTAACATGTGGGTTAATTGACCGAGATCGATTGCCTTACTATCTGGTCCAGGAATATCCCCTCGCTTAGCCGCTACTGCATAATCTATGCCATGATCAAGAATTAGCTTCATGCTTGAATATGACCATTCTGGGCGATCGTAATAATCAATGTTGACCATTTCTCATTTGCTCCATTCGCACATTACACAGCCATTCTTCTCTATTTTCTTCAACCTCCCGCTCAATATCATCAGCAATTCGTCTAATCGCGCCTATTAGCCTATCGGCATTTTCATTTTGTGTAACGATATCTAACGCTTGATAGATCATTTCTTCGTTGTATTCACAAAGAATCTCTAGAGACTTGACACAGCATCGCAAGCCAGTCGGTATATTTTCTGCTTCCATAAAACTACCCTCTGACGACAGCAACGCGGATTGACGACCGTCTGATCTGCTTAACTTTAATTTTTGTCATTTTACAACTCCTTGTTTTAAGAATTTTTTGTAAGAGCCGTTATTGTAAGCTGACCACGCCCGATAACCTTGAGATTTCCAAATGCGGTAGCCAACGGCTATATTTTTCTCTGGATTTAATCTGTCTAAATCCGAGATGAGATTTTTATGAATTGAGTTGATTTGCAATAAACCCTTGTCATTTGAGCCGTCACGGTTTAATCCTGTATTATCAGCTACAGGATTACAGCCTGACTCGGCACGCATAATTGCCATCATTAAATCAACATCCCAATCATATTTAGCAATTAGTTGGCGATATTGCTCACACCCTTTCACTGTCGTGATGGGTTGATAAACCCGAATACTCGCTTTAACTAAAGCTTCTGGTTTTTTATCTATCCTTTTAAACTACGCACCACCTCCTTGACCTCGTTATTAATCGTGTCGTGTTGGCTTTTTTGGTAATTGATGCCAATCAACACCCCAGCCACGCCAGCAATTAGCGCTACAATAATGATAGTTTTTGTAGTTTCTAGGATTTGTTTCCAGTTAATATTTTTCATTATTTTTTCCTTTTTGTTTGTTTTTTGATTGTCGCCAACGAACACTTTAAGCTGCGCATTGGTCGGCAAACTCGGCTTCTGATTTCTAACTTTTTCAAGTTTCTTTTCCAGAGCCAATTCATTATTATTTTTTGATGACTTAGTCATCGCGCCACCTTTCTTCCACTAGCCAACGGAGCTGACAAACAGGGTGGGATCGTTCTTCAACTCCATCAGCTAGTGGACTTTTGTGCTTATGTTAAGCGTTTAATTTCTTGCCTCAAATTACATTACTTATTAGGCAGATTTCTTCGCTTAACCGTCGCTTAATTACAATTTGAAACCTTAGACTTTAGAAAAAGCTCTAAAGTCTCATTTTTATAATTAAGAAAACACCCCGGGCTCACAGTTTCCCGAGGTGCTTAATTGATAATATGAATTAATTAGACAAAATAAAAAACTGTGAGAACACAGTTTTTAAAATGTTTATGATTGTATATTATACCATAAAAGCGCTAAAAAAGATAGTTAAGCGCTCTTGGTTGAGCTTTGACTGAGCTTTAACGCCCCACTATGGTTAGAATTAGGGTTTCAGTGTATTGACCGGATGGGGTG